CTAACTAGATCTATATTAATCCTATCAATCATTATAGGTATAGTAGTAACATATAAGGTAGTCAAAAGAATACGAAATAAAGGCGGGAATCTTGGGAATAAGCGTTAATTGGTCAGATACCTATGATCTATTTAGTAAGATAATGTGGATATGGTTTCATGGTATGGGTGTCATATTTACAGGTATAATCATATATCTAATCTGGAATACTGTTAAGATCTATAAGGAATAGCAGGTATAATTAATATATGGCTAAAAAAGAATTTGATCCAGATTTAGGCGAGGCGGAATAGACTAATGATAAATATAGTTCCTATAGAGTTTACAAGCATACAAGAAATTAAAGAAAATTTTAATTTTTATAAAAATAAGTTTATTAATGATTCAGTTGTTGTGTTTAGAAATGCTAATTTAACGCATCAAGATCATGTCGAAATCAATAAAATTTTTGGATCAAATCTTGGGTGGTCAAATTTTTTTGAAAAAGAGTCTGGCGAAGTAGACAATTATGTAGAAGATCACGCCAGAGTTAAAGATATTTTAACTACAACTAGTGATGAAATTATAGTTTTTTGGCATATAGAACATGTCTATTATAACAATCCAATTATTGCTGCAACATGGAACATGCTAACCTTTAATACAGATAATGAAAATGGAAAAACTTACTTTGTTGACTCATCAAGATTATACGAAAAACTTAGTGATGAGTGGAAATCATTCCTAGATTCTTGCATTGTTGGCATGGGTAAGTTTGATGTTGATATTAAATTTGAAGACTACAAGCCAATAGGACGCCACTGGATAACTGATAAGCCAGTTATAAGGCTGAGGCTAGACAAGTTAGACGGTGCTACAAACACGCTTGTTTCTATAAATGGAGAAACACCAACAGAAAAAGAACAAAAAACTTTTACAGATATATGTAGTTGGTTTAATAATGAAGTAATTACAAATGAAGACTTAAGAATGGTTCATAGATGGCAAAAGGGAGATCTTGTTTTGGTTGATCTATTTAGGCTTGCACATGCAGTGACAGGTGGCTTTAATCCAATAGATAGAAAATTTGTTGGAATATGGGGATACAAAAAACCCGCCTTGTAAGCGGGTTGTCGTAGGTTCAAATCCTACAGGAGGCTCAAGTGATTAAAGATTCAATTTTTATACCTATAGCAGCATGTGAAGAAAGGTTTATAGAGCAGACTGTAAAAAGTGCCTTGTTTAACGCCGAAAATCCAAACAAAATTTATTTTGGTATATTTAATAACATACTAAAAAAAGAACACTCTTTACTAGATAATGATTTTTTATTAAATAATAATCAAATTTTTTATGTTGAACTAATAACTCCAGCACCAATGGGTACTGGTTTTGGAAGAATGAACGCCTCCTTGTTGCAATTTAAAGAATTTGACTACATGTTTCAGATAGATGCTCATACATTTTTTAGCAAAAAATGGGATACTCAACTAATAAATATTTTTAATAAAATTAAAGAACAAGAAAATATTAATGAAAATAAGTTAATTCTTTCTGCGTCAAGTGGATTTATCTGGACTTACTACGATGAAAATCCTGAAAAATTTTATATCATTGACAAAGATAACAAAACAGCACTTGAAATAGATCCCTTAAATTTAGAAAAAAATGCTAAAGAATTAGTAAACAGAGGCATGACAAAACTTAAATTTGTTTATGATGGAAAACAAGGTGAAAATTTTGTTGAAGATCAGTTAGGTTTTCCAATAGTTTATGGCGACTGCTATATAGATAAAAAAGAATACGAAGAATCAAACGGAGTCCATGGAACTTTTATGTTTTCTAAAGCAAAACTAAATAGAGAGGTTCTTCATGATCCAGAGGATCATTACCATGGAGATCAAACAAACTATTCTATTAGGCTCTTAAGCAGGGGCTATAAAATTTTTAGTCCTAAGTATCCGACCATTGCTGTTTTAAATCAAATCTATATAGATAAAGATTTTAAAGAACATGTATCTGTTTTATTAGGAGAAAGCCACAACTGGAAGACACATAAAGCAAATAAGGTTGGGTCAGACTACCTACACACAAAAATAACTAACTCTGAAATAAATTTTCAACAAATAATATCTGGAAAGTATTTTGGATACTGGGGAACAACAGACAAAGACTCTCTAAGTAAAGTAAAAAATAAAATTGGCTATCCAATGGGCAACTAAAAATGAATTTAGAAAATGAAATAAAGGATATACTATTTGAAATTGGTAAAGATATCAAGATTCATAAACTTATTGATGGCAATCTTATTGTTGAAATAGATTATGACAAATATACAGTTGCGATTATGGAACTTATGACAAAATATTTATCTAACGAGTAGGATTCCAAAATAAAGAATCATTATCGTATATTTCTTTATCTAATGGAAAGTTTTCAATTATCATATTTTTTTCGCTCTGACTTAAAGAATTAAATAGTTTTTCTGAAGCATCATTTTTAAAATGTGTTCTATTAATCTCTGATAAATCTGCAGTTATTTCAATTCCCAAATCATCTGATATTTTTTTAATCAACAAACCATAGTCCATTGACTTTAATTCATTGGTTCTAATAAAAAGATTAGTTCTCTTTATTCTATCATATATTAAACCCTTGTCATATTCTTTTTTTTCATCATAAAAAAATTGTGCTTCTTTAATAACAGACATTGCTGCTGGATCTGGACTTAAAGAAAAATTATGAGATTGAAAATCTTTGATGTAGTACCAAGTATTTAACTTTTCAAAAAGTTCTTCTTTTTCAACAACAAGATTTTCTCCCCTTATAACATGCCAATCTTCTTTGTCTATTAGTTCTGCTCTACCTGCTGCTGCATGACATACAGCACTAACAAAAAACTGACAAGGCTCTCTAAATACTGATATAACATATGTCTCATCATCTATAAAAAATGGCCAACCAGCATGTTGCCGCATGTCTTCTGGCATTCTAAGGTATTCAATACCATGCTTAGATAGAGTTTCCTCCATTGGCCTAAGTATGTACTTTGTTAAAAATCTACCGCCAGTTTTTGGTATGTGTAAAAAATAAACTTTGTTATATTTTAACATCAAGACTTCTTTGTTTTGTTGTATTCTCCATACTTGCCAAGGACTGCTTTTATTGTGCCATCTTTGCGAAGGCGAACAACATTGCCACCCTTGATCTGTATTGGGTTAAATTTACGATGAGGACTATACTGCCCAGAAGACATTACTTAGCCTTTAATGTTTTTAATTTATGTGCAACAATTGTGTCTGTAGGCTTTCCATCACGATACAATCTAATGACTGCTGCGGGATCTTCTTTAGTACCACTAACGGTTACATCTGCTCCTGGAACTTTATACTTACCATTAGTAATAATTCTTGTTATCTTGCCTTCTGCTCTACCGCCAGAAGAATTCCAAGACACCATAGATCCAACGCCAATACCTTTAAATATTTCAGTAAGTTGTGTTACTTTGTTATTTGTTTTTCCAAAGTCAGCAAATAGTGCTTTATCTTTTTCACGATTAACAATTCCTCTTGACCAAGAGAATCCTGCATCTCCACCCCATGCCAACCACATGATATAACCATTTGATGGATTTGCTGAGTTGCCCCAGTCTTTACCTTTTTTGTCTACCTCATGGCGTGAGAAATATGAATACATTCTCTTTACAGTACTAAGAGATAGAGTTTCTCCTCTTGCCAATTGTCCTGCACGAGTCCAGCCAACTGAAGTTCCTGCACCTTTTGCTTTACCATCTTCTTTAAACTTAATTGCTTTACGAGCAGCAGATCTTGCACCTGCTGGTGGTGAGTATCCTTCTGCCTTAGATACAGAGTCTGTATCATACTCAACTGTATCGTCATCTTCCCAAAGGTCGTCTGCTTTTTTAGCAGGTACGCAATTAGGAACCATGCGTCCACCACTTCCAGGTTTCATGCCACGCATTACATAGCCCTCCCAGCAAGGGGCCTTTTTCTCTAGTTCTTCTGGACAGCAATCTGAATTTGTCATACAACTATTATAGCATAGAAATAGAGCAGTTTATAGACTTGCTCAGGTCGCCCCAAGTTACGATCCTGGGTTTATCCGTACTCAGCAATAAGGTTGCCAATAGCAACTGCATGTATCATGACGGAATGTCTTATATTATACTACTTTATTTTGATTGTTTTAGGCTTCTTTGCTTCGGGAACGTTTCTTTCCACAAAGACGCTAAGAATACCGTCTGCCATTTCAGCACGATCAACCTCCATATACTCTCCAAGAGCAAAGGTGCGTGTGAATTTGCGAGTTGCGATACCCTTATGTAGGACATTGTTTGCGTCCTCTTCGGTTTTCTCACCCTTTACAATAAGACTTCCATTATCCACAGAAACCCCTACCTCATCTTTGCTGAATCCAGCAATAGCCAAAGATAGTTTGTAAGTATCCTCATCGATTTTTACCACATCATATGGTGGATAAGATTGACGAGTTGCCTCACGATGGATATTATAGAAGCGGTCCAACTCTCTGTTGAAACCAATAAAAAATGGATCCTTAAAAAGATCCAATGACCATGAACTTACCATTATTTCCTCCTTGTTAAGCGAGTTCAATTTGTACCCCCCATTGAGCAGGTACAGTATATTAAACATAATGGGGCACGGAATTATTCCCGATACCCCATTATGATTTTAATTTTTAAAGTACTTGCTGTGGACTTCCGCCACCGCCAGACTTCTTCTTCTTTGCTGGAGCCTTCTTTGCAGGCCTATTCACAATCTTTGCAGACTTAACTGCAGCGTCTACATCTTTTACAGATGGTAGGCGACCAAACGCTGTGTCGTTTGGATTTGCTGCTCTCAATACAACTGGTACAAGTGCACCAAGCAGTGAGTATGCAAGCGTCTGTGGATCAGTTACTCCAGAAGCATACAACGCTGTTGCTGCTCCAAGAATTGATCTTCCGTATGACGCTAGTGCTGCCTTGATTTGTTTTTCATTCATTTTATTCCTCCTAGGATATGAACTTCACAATGGCCACCCAAATTGGTTGAGCAAGCCACAATCCAATTATACCACCCTCATTTTCTAGACTCTGTATACTGTTTTATAAAAGGAACTATTACTTCTACTTCTTCTGATGGAACAGCATTGATAAGCATATGGTTTATTCCTCTGCTTTCAAGGGTCCTTACAAGATCATCAAATTGCTCGTGAGTAAAGTATGCAGCATCAAGAACGGGCTGTGGGAGTTCTCCCTTTTTCCATACTGGTCTAACCACATGATTAGTTAATAAATTAAGTTCTTCTTCTGTTTTTCTGATAATTGGAGTAATTGCTAACATTATTTCCATACCATCTAAGTCGAGTGGAACTGATACAGAAGGACCTTTTAAAAAATCAGACCAGCCTCCACGAGCATATATGTGATATGGTAAGATAATTTTGTGTCCATATTTTTTTGCTGTTTCAAAAACATAATGATTTGTTGTTGAAACAAAAACATCTAACTTGTTTATGTGGTTTGGATCACGCCAATATCCTGGAGATTCCTTGTCTTGATTCATTTCATTTAGCGTTTTAAGAAATTCTATCATATAGTTTGATCTGTCAACATTGCTTGATGTATCGTTTACGTTTCCAACAACACCACCAACACCATTTTCATGGTCTTTAATATATCCACAAATCAAATTAACCTGAAGCCTTCCACGATCTATCTTATCCATTGATCTATTTATCATAGAAAGATATTGTGGGGATATTGTATATGGACGAATCGCCACTAAGTATTTAATATTCTCGCCCTGCTTTATATCTATTGCTGCCTTTATAAACATGTCTCCTTCTGGAATATCGTGCGTAAACATTACTCCAGAAAAATTATGCTTGTTTAAAGTTGACGGAGATTTCAAATTTTCTGCATCCCCCATAACTCCACCAAAATAATAAAACTTCATCATACAGTTCTACTCAGGATCTTTTGGAAGCAATTTTTTCAATTCTTTAAACTCTGAAGATATTTTCTTTAAAGCAAAATCATGCGGGACAAGCATTCCCTCTACTGCTACACCATATTTGTCATAATATTCAATCTGGGGCTCAACCTCATCAATAAATTTTTGTAGTCCAGTTTGAACAGACTCGATATATTCATATGCCAAATCACGAGAGTCTGAAACAAATTTTAAAAAATCTTCATTTGCTCTTTCTTTATCTGTTTTCTTTGCCTTAAACTGTTCTTCTTGATGCAATAAAAGTTTTAAAGTGTTTGCTATGATTATCTTGCCATTTTTCTTTTCTTTTAAGTAAAGAAACAAAAAAAACGAGACAAACAAAGATAAGAAAAATATTAAAATTAACTCTATCATAACCCTTTTCCACCCTCTCTAACTAAAAGTACTGTAGCACCATTATCTTCCAAAGCCTTTTTAACACGAACCATATACTCTATAGCCTCTCTTTTCATCTCTACAGTTTCTAAAGACATAAAATCTTTTTCTCTGGCCTTGACTGTTAAAAAATGATCATTGTCTATAATTTGTAAAGAAAAATTTTTAGGACCAGAAATTGATCTAAATGCTTTTTTCATTGCGTCTGTATACATATTACTCCATTGTAAGAGACTGCCAAGTTGTTCCCCAGTCATCCTTTGTTTTATGACTAGAAAATTCTTTTGATATTTCTCCACCTTCTAAGTATACACCACCCCAAACTCCCCATTCTTTACCAGAAACTCCAACAGCAAAACATTCTTTCCTTACTGAACATTTAGAGCATAAGAGATCTACGGCAGGCCTAAGTAACTCGTCTTCTTCATATTTATCAAAAAATACATTAGTATCGTAATCAAGGCATGCAGCATCGTCTTTCCATTCATGCTTATTCATTTTTATACTACATACTTGTCAGGTACTTCCCATCCATTTCTAGAAACGACATAAATTTTTTTCAAGTACCAAGCACCATCTATTCTTGTGCCATACCTTGATGTTAAAGCCTTATCTGACTTTACCATTTCAACAACATTCCATCCATCCCAAGACAAGTTATTGTTCTTGGAAACGATTATCTCCATTTGTTCAAGAGAATTTACTGTTTTCATTTTATACTCCTTAGAAGTTGTATATGTTTGTATTAATATTTTTTGATTTTGACAGACTAACTAAGTTTGACATTCTTTCTTTTGGATTAGAAACAAAGACAAAGTGATCACAATTATCAATATTTTCTTCAAGCCATTGAGGAGTTACCCTAAATAGTTTTATGGACTTTCCTCTAGACCTCATACCTCTTTCAGAAAGATTTACAAATTCCATGGCCATGTCATTTACTTTATTTGGTCCAGCGGAATAAAGTTTGAACTCTTTTTCCTCTGGTTTTAATTCTGACAAGGCTACGCCCATTGCTCTAAGAAAGATATTGTAGTTATTGAAGTTAGGCGTTCCCTGAACCCCTACTATCATCACTTGTCCCTTCTGTTAGTTTGTCTACTATAAACAACATCTTATCTAATTGTACCTTATCCATGTTAGTTGTGTCAACTTTTTCTGCAGAGTCTTTGTCAATTTTGTGATCAAAAAGGGGGGCTTTATAAAATGTGTTATTTTTAATCCAGTATGCCTCATTGTCTACAACGATAACCTTTGTCTCAGAACCCTCTTGATGCTTTACAGACTGAGTCCTTGGCTTAAGCCTTCTTTTATATTTTTTACCACTAGAATATCTGTGGTGTAGCATAGACTGACTGACAATTTGTCTATGGACTCTTCTTGTTCGCACCCGAAAAAAATAAAAAAATATAGACAGCAACATAACCCCTGTCAATAAGACTGCTCCAAAAGCATCGTTCATTGGTGGCCCCCTAAACCTATTCTATCATTATTTATAAAAAAGACTTTTTATTAATTGTTTAAGAGCAGACCTTTCGTTTGCATCCAAAGACTTAGTCTGGTCAACATCAAAACATTTTTCGCTAAGGTTTACGATAGGGTTGGCCTCTGTTACATCCATATCTATAAAACCCTTTTCCCACAGACTCATAATCATTTCTGAAAAATATTTTCCAAGTGCAAAATCAAGTTTGGGATCTATGTCTTTTAACATTTCTGTTTTGATATACATGTTTTGACCTGTTTCAGGATCTTTACCTGCAAACCTTAACCCACCAGTCAAAACTAATTTATCAAATATTTCACTTGCGCTCATTTGCCAGATTTCTTTCTAGCCTTTGCTAAGGCATCAAAGTCTTTTACCTTGGTATCTCCAAGATATCCCCATGCATATCCATCATTAATCATATGATCATTGACTGAAACTGTGTCGCCATTAACATATAACCAACCTAAAATACGACCATACTTTTCAGAAGAATTCATCTTTTCAGTTTTAATCACAACCGACTTAGGATCCTTCAAAAACTTTTTTAAATACTCTTTAGATTCAAGACCCAAAGCCTTTTCTTTAAGGTCTTTTGTGCGAGATTCAGGGGTATCAATACCAGCAAGTCTGACACGAGATGAAAACAAAATATCAAACCCTAAATCAATAAGAACGTCAATGGTATCTCCATCTACTACATTCTCTACTTTTTTTACATAGTATTCGTACATAATTTTCTCCCTCTATACCCAATACTTTATTATAGCACTTGTAGCAAGAATTGTCCACAGGATATTAAACCATATAATGGTTGGCAATGTTTTAATTGTTGAAGACCAGATTAATGCTAAACTTGACATCAGCGCAAAAATGTAAAGCCACCACCATTGTTTTCCAAGCAACAGTCCTGGAAATATAATTAATATTTTTGTCATAAAAGCAAAAAATTCAACAGTATTAGGCTTATTCCAATACTTCTTGTGCCCCATAGTTTTTAGGGCTCTTATCCATTCTGTTTTAAATTTCATTTTAACCCATTCAAAAATTCTCTATGATCAACACACTCGAACAATTTGTAGTCTTGATATCTTTTATAGTAGTCGTACATCTCTATACCTTTTTTATAATCTATAGAATTTTCCACATAAACCTTGGCCATACTCTTGTTAATTGTCTCTTGTGCAGACCCAACAAATGCCCAACTATTAGAGGACCAGTGCTCTCCTGAGTCAGACCTACTGGGAAGCCTATGCTTCCACATGTCAATTTTTTGTTTTAAAGTTTGGGGAGCATTGTTGTATGAAAACTTTTTCCAAAACTCAGTATCATCTCTCAAGGTCATATAATGAAAATATATAAACTCAGAAATATTATTGTTCATGTCAACTATATTGTTATTAAATTCTTCTCTTACCGCTTCAGAATTAGCAAAGATCCACAATGGATTATCAAATATTTTAGTCAACTCTACAATACTTACCCAAATTGAAGTTGCTTCTAGTGGCTCAACAAAGTTTGCTGCCAAACCAACTGCTACACAATTATTGATCCAAGGGGTTTCGTAGCATCCAGCACTAAACTTAAAACCACCTTTGTCTTTCCTAGGATAAGTTGGCTCATATCCCAAAAATTCCTCTATCTCTTCTACTGCCTGTTGTTCGGTTATCAAAGACGAGTCATAAACATATCCGCACCCAAAGCGTGTTTGTAATGGTATTTTCCACATCCACCCATATTTCATAGCAATTGCCTCAGTGTAAGATGGAATCTTGTCAGCCATTTCAATAAAAAATGGAACAGCAGAGTCGACTGGTAAAAAGTCCTTATAACTTTTCCACTTTGCATCATATACTTTTCCGATTATTAATCTATGAAAACCACTACAATCAAAAACAAAATCACACCGTACTGTATTGTTATTGCCCAACACTAATCCATTTACATATTTTTTTTCGTCTAGTAAAACATTTTTTATTGTTTCGTCTATTAAATTAATGCCTCTCTTAAGACCTATTTCTTTTAATCTATTTGCCAATTTTGTAGCATTAAAATGTATAGAGATATTTCCTACTTTCTTATAATTAAAAATAGGGTCTTTGTCAGCAACAAAACCAAAACTTGTTTTGCTACTGTCTAACACAAATGGAACTTTTTTTGCTTCTGAAATTTTTTCGGTAAAATCAATCTGTTTTACACTATTGTTTAATGCAATACTTGCTAAAATTAATGGACTATTGGAAATATACTTACCAAACAAAACATCAAAACCAAGTGATTTATCTGTCTGGGAAAACCCATGATAATAAAATTCTCCATCATTATTCCAGTTTGTAAACTTGATTCCATTTTTAATTGTTGCGTCACAATTTTTTATTAAATCTGATAATGGTATGTCCAAATGATCAAAAAAGTCTGTCAGGTAGGGGGTAGATCCTTCGCCTGCTCCCAAAATTCCTATGTCAGTTGATTCTATAACAGTTATGTCTAATTCTGGATATGATTTTTTAGCCTTAAGAGCAGTTAGCCATCCTGCAGTACCGCCACCAACAACGACAACACTTTTAATCATGACTTCCTTCCCCACTGTATGTAATTCCAAACACGCTCATGAAAATAATATATAAATATTTTACTTATCATTTCCCCAAGCGCAATTGTTATAGATATTGTAGCATTTTTGGTCACAAGGTATGCAATAATAAGTGTAAAAAAAGTTGCCCATATGCGATAACTTAGCGCTTTAACAAAAGATCTTGTCTTAGTTACCTTCATGAAGGCCACTCTAGTTTATCATTGCCTATTATATCTAACAACTTAGATACCCATTTCTTTACGTTTTTGCGTAGCCGATATAGCATGAATGTCTGCCCCCAAATCTACCTGCTCAATCTTATACCCTACATCACGACCATAAACAATGTTAGTAATGTTGGGCAGTCTTAATATTAATGTGTTCTTAAATGTATTATCTTGCTGAATATATGTTGCAACCTCATGATATTTTAATGGATCTTTTTCTGATGTATTGTATGTGTTGCGAACGCCAACTAGAACTTGATTAGTTCTTTTATGAGCCTCTTCTTTGAGGGCCTGATGTCCTTCATGCCAAGGCTGATACCTACCTAACTGTAATGTGGTTGGAGCAGACCAATCAAACAATGCACCCACCTGTATAACAGTATCTGCCTCTTGTTTTAATGTGTATCCATCTAGAATTCTAATATCAAATTTTTCTGGATCTTGCCACATTTTATTTGTATCTTCAAACCTACCCTGCTTAATTCTGTCTACCCAAACAATAACATCTGCTGGACCAAAGGCTTCTCTGGTTTCTTTGGTAGGACAAACAAAGTCAACAATAACAGGAGCGACCCCTTGATTTGCAATTAACCTTGCCATCTCTCCCATGCGACGAGCCTGCTCAATCCTATCTTCGGCGGTAAAGCCAAGATCAGAATTAACCGTAGACCTTACTTCATCGGCATTAAGATGTATGGCATTAATTCTTTCCCTAAGTGCCGTTGCTAATGCAGTCTTACCAGATCCAGGTAAGCCTATAATCTGTATAATCATTTTGTTCTAATCTCTTCGTTTGGCATTATATCAATGAGTAAATGAACTCTGTCTATCTTGCTAGTGTTATTTACAAAGTGAGTTCTTGAATTATTTATCTCCCAGCATTCTCCAGTCTGCATACTAACGGTATCAGAGCCAACACCAAAAAACACATTTTCGGTTGTAACTATTGGTATGTGGTGTCTTCTTGATATCATCAAATAGTCTCCTGAGTCATGGTGAGCAGCAATATTGTGTCCTGCCTTTAGTTTAATTAAAAGAACCATACCCCTAGTTCCATTATGAAGTTTTTCCAAATCTAAAATTATTGGCTCAAGAAGTTTTAATAGTCCAGCGTTGTTTGATGTTTTATTGACAACAAAACTTGTTCCCTCTTTCCATTGAAGGTCGGCGGTATATACAAAGTATGAGGTTGTGTCTTTGTGTACATAATAGTTGTCTTGTCTTGATGTATTTATAAACCACTCATCAGAAAAGCCATCTATATATTCTTTTATTTCATCAACACTATAATTCTGATATTTTTTAAAATTAAATTCTTCTAATGTTTTTCTCATTTTGACTCCAAAGTTGTGCTAAAATCTTTTGAGTAGCCAAAATTTGCAAAGTCAGAATTATAAAGATGCTGCGTCATACCTATTGCCTCTTCTGTGTAGTCTTTTATATATGATTGTATCACATAACTACCTACATTGTAAAAGCCGAGAGTCCACCCAAAATCATTCTCAAGTTCTTTTAAGTTTTCAAATTTATATATTTTATCAACCTGGGCCTGCTGACCGTCAATTATATAAAAAGATTGTGGCAAATGTAGTAATGGGCTTGCAAGAGATATTTTATTTTGTTTTATGTTTTCAAGATATTCAATAAAAGATATGTTGGTTTTGTTTGTCTTATTATATTGTCCATAGCAACTATATGTTCTTGTGTATGGGTTTCTCACAACAGCAAAAGAAAATACAGAACTATCTATTACGTTTGCCTCTTTTAAATATGAATAGGGATCGTGGTGTCTTGGCCATACTCTATTCCAGTTATCTAAATTATTATCATAAAGTATTTTTGATATAGAAGATCCAGCAGTTTTTGGTATGTGAACAAATAATACTGAACTATACTCTTTATCTCTAACTATCATTTTGTGCAGCCTCAATATTTATTTCTTTAATAAGTTTATTTACTCTCAGATCATTTCCTTCGTTCCAGTCTGAATCTAAAATGTCTGTATTAGTAAACAATAGTAAATCAGTTATTTCTTCATCCTTTAAATTAATTATTTTTTGTTTAACTGTTTGATAATCTCCAATAATTGAAAAGTTTGTGCGTCTAGGATTAACAGGAACAACCTTTTCTTTATATTCTTCAATCTCTTTGTTTGATTCTAAGATTGTAACATTTGCGCTCACCATTTTCTTTTCAATTCCGTCAAACTTTTTTATATTCTCTCTGTATGTGTCCAACATACATAGCGATGTTCCCTCATACATTTTTGTAGTTTCTAAGGTGTAATCAGAGTATCCGCTAAAAACCATAGGTGGTATTTCAGAAACTGGACAATAAAATTTGTACATTTTTACAAAATTTCTTAAAAATGTAGTTCTTTTTTGTATAGTGTCTATTAATTCTGATTCTAAAAAAACATCTAATTCTATATTGGGCTCATCTGGTCTATTGTGAAAATCACCAGCAATCCAATTAATTACAAGTCTATTTCTGTCTATCTCATTATATGCTTTAGTCATCATTGAAAGATACTGAGGGCTTACATGATATGGTCTTAGTGCAATCATATATTTTAGTTTATGGCCAGGGACAAGAGAAGCAGCAGACTTTACAAAATAGTCTGGTTGTTGTGAATGAAAGGTTAACAAAACTGATTTATATCTGCAATCTTCTAGGTAATGAGAAAGCGCATCAAGGGGAAGTCTGGATTCCGTTAGCATGTAATGAATGTTCATTGCTGAACAAGTTTTTCTCGTTCATCAATAATCGAAATAACAAACTTCATCATTTTATCATAGCCTACAGCATTATCCATAATTTTATTATAGTGATGTCCACAAAAGAATAAATCTCCGTTTAGCCCATTAACTTTGACAAGAGCCTCAGCCCCGCATCTATCGCACCTATCTAAAGCAGACAACTTCCAATTTTGACTAACCTCTTCTTTATTCTTTAGCATACTAAACATATTATACCTTTCGATTATCATTTTTATAAAAACCAGAGCCACTGAATGTGACTCCTATATCTGAGTATACACGAACTAAAGGTTTATTGCAAATTTCGCAGGTATACCCTGGATCTTCATCAGACATTGCTCTAACTTTTGTATATCGTACAGCACATGCCATACAATCATATTCGTATGCTGGCATTACTTCTTCTTTGTTTTAGCCTTTACCTGCCACACAGGAAGTTTTAATTCATCTCCAGACCACTCATAACCAAGTAGTTTAACTACAAATTTAATAATTTTAATACGCATTATTTAAACCTCCTCAATTTAGGGATAATGTTCCAAAGTCTTTCATGCCAGTAATATGAAATAATTTCCCAGCCCAAGTATGTTAAAAATGCCAGACTAAGGGGTTTAAAATA